GAAAAAAGAAATCAGATTTTAAACGACTTGTCGGTTGCATTAGGTACAAAAGTTTTTTATGACTTAGAAGAAAAGAGTATTTCTGATATTGTTTTGTCTGATCTTGGATCATGCAAGAAAATAGAAACAACTAATGACTCTACACTTTTCGTGGAATGCTCTTCTACAAAAGAAGTTGAAGACATATCATTAGAAGTTCAAAAAATGTTAGATGATAAGTCAATTTCAAAAGAAGAAGAAGTTTTCTATAAGCAACGTCTTATTATTAATAAAGGTGTTGTTGCTGTCCTTTCTATTGGCGCACATACTGAGTCAGAGCTTTTAGAGCTTGTCGACAGAATAGATGATGCTCTACATGCAACTAAAGCTGCAATGGAAAGTGGTTTTTTGCCAGGTGGAGGAATTGCTTTGGCAAGAGCAGGTATAAATCTTCTAGCAGCAACAAGAGAAAGCGAAGAATCTTTGCTTTCGAAAACTGCAACTAAAATAGTTTCTGATGCTTGTATCTCTCCTCTTAGAAAAATCTTGTCTAATGCAGATATGTCAACAGATTATATCATAGAAATGATCAAAAACAATCCTGATTGGACTTATGGTTATGACGTAAGATCTGAGACATATGTTAATATGATTGATATGGGTATTATTGACCCACAAAAAGTAACATCAACTGCAATTAAGAATGCAGTGAGCGTTTGCAATTCACTATTATCAGTTGGATGTGTAGTACTTAACATGGAAAACTATAATCAAGGAGTTCAGCTAGTACAGCTATCTGATGATATGTATTAATATAATCTAAGAAAGGATTGTTATGTACAAAGATCTGATTAGTGATGTTTTAATATACGAAAAAATTAAAATTGAAAACGAAAAAGAGTACTTGCCGTTACACTTAGAAATACCTGTTTATGAGAAAGAATATAAAGTCGAAAAGAAAGAAGAGGTAAAAGAACCTCGGCGTGTAATAATAATTGATTTGTAATATTATAATAAAAAAGGAAATTAAATGGGAATTATTGACAAAACATATTCAGAAGTTATTAAAAACAATCCACTCCTAACTAAACAACAAGAAATTGTCTTGTCAAGAGAAGCTAGAAAAGGTGATCTTAAAGCAAGAAAAAAGCTAATAGAATCAAACTATAGATTAGTACTATCAATTGCAAAGAAATATCACAGGACTGATATAAACTTTGATGACTTGTTACAAGAGAGTAACATTGGTTTGTTAAAAGCTGTCGACAGGTTTGATCCAGAGTTAGGCTTTAAATTTAGTACTTATGCATGTTGGTGGATTAAACAGGCAGCATTACAGTACATTAACGAGCATAGTACAAATATAAAAGTACCTACACACTCTAGACTTTTAAATGCTAAAATTAAAAACAAGATCAAAGAAATTGAAGATAGAGAAGGTAATAGGCCGACTCTAGAAAGAATTTCTCAAGAGCTAGAAGAAAACGTTAGTAAGATAAAGTATACAATGAAGTCAAACAAATATATCGCTTCTATCGATGCAAGTCGTGATGAAGATGGTAATACTTTGGCATCAAAAATTGCTGATACTTCTGATTTTGTTAATCCTGAAGCGTCCTTAGAAAAGAAAGAGCTTAAGCGTATTATTAGAGAAAGTTTAAATCTTTTAACTGCTAAAGAAGAAAAAATAATAAGGCTTAGATTCGGTATTACTGAAGAAGAATATGATAATAACAAGTTTGCGTTAACAGAAGAGATGAAGGTTTACCTTAATGAAAAATAAAAAATATGTAACTGTTTCAAAGAGTAGTGGTTTAGGTTTGTATGATGTTGCAAAAAAAATGTCTTGTGACGGTGATAAAATGAATCACTCAACTGTAAGAAATATTATAAATCGGTCGTTTTTTAAGTTGGCAAAAAATATTAGTGACAGTTATAGTTTAAATTACGATTCAAAAAAGATTGAAGACATATCAAGATCACCTGAGTTTCAAGAATCAATTGTTGATTTATTAAGAGAGAAAGACGTATGAAAGACGAGTATTTAATATCTTATGATATTTTTTGTAATAGAAAAAAATTCAATCTAGAAAATTGGATTTCTGTCAATAAAGAAAAGTCATATCAAGACTTTTATCAAATGTTGGTTTCTTTAAAAATACATCCTCCAAGTGAGGATTTTTTTGTCTCTGTTAAGAGTAAAGTTGAATCTTTAGAAGATACCAAAAAGGAAGTTAACAAGAAAACAGAGGCTAAGAAAAACAAACCCAGGAAAAAGAAAGATGAAAAAAATAGTATTTAATGAACTATTTCCTTATGAAATGGTAAGAGATTATTTCTTTCCAAAAGAAAGAAAAGTAGAAGAAGTATATAAAACAAGCTTAAAAAAAGATACTTACGAAGAAAGCAATAGCGAAAAATCAAATAAGAATTGCACACACTATTATAGTAAAAAAAGAAAAGACTATATTGACTTTAAATAAAGTTTAATCTTGATTTCAAAAAGAAAACTAGGTATTATACAATGAATTTTTCATTAATTAAAAGAACAATAAAACAAACATTATATTGCATTTTTCTAATCAGCACCTTTTCTTGCGCTGAATCTGTTCCTGACCCTCATGACAATATTATTATTTCAAAAAGCTTTACAGCAGGAGAAAAGATAATATTTGAGTCAGATGAAAAAACTATTAAAAGTGTGAGTCTAGTTGATAGAGATAATAAGTTTGTATATGAAAAATACCCAGTTTATAAAGAAAACAATGTTTTTACTATAAATAGATTTTTAAATCAAAAAGTACCTTTTCACAAAAGTTATAGCTTGTTAATAGAGAAAAGCAATAATAGAAGTTCCATTGTGGATATTGAAATTGAAAAGTCTATCATCATTAAAAGTCTTTGTAACAAAGAAGACTGTGCAACTTTAACAGGAAATATCATAGGTGGTATTGATGCTTATTTAGAGATAGAAACTTTTAAAGTATCAACTAGTAAGATTACTTATAACGTTTTTTCTCCGTATGAAAGCTTAGAGAATATTCATGATTTTTCTTCTCCAGTTGGTCTTGATTATTTTTCCTTTAATCTTCAAAGTCCACCTGAAGGTGTAAATTATTATATCGCACTTTTATCAATTCGTATTGTTAATGACAATGAAACTATTGAAAATAAACTGCCGATTAAAGTAGTTAGACCAATTGAAATAAAACATTTTGGTAAACATGAACTAGCTGAAGTTTATGACCCTGTGCCTGTCTCTGGTTGCATACCAGGTTCTATTGGAAGCAGCGTACAATATTCTGAATCAGAGTCTGAAACTAGACAAAACAGCGTTGCAGTAACCATTAATAAAAACTGGAACAATAGTTTTTCTAACAATACATCACTGCAGACTACAGAAGGAATTAGTTTAGGCGAGACACAGACTACAGTTAACTCTTCATCATTAGCATCATCAGAAACTCAGTCAGAATCATTCACGAATACAGACAGTAATAGCGAAAGCAATAACTTGTCATTTAATACTAGCGACGGAGAAATGTGGTCATGGTCATTAGATGAAAGTAATAGTCAAACAAATTCAGATTCTGAGTCTTCATCAACAAATTTAGGTGTTAATGGATCTTCAACAGTAGGCGTAAGTGGTGAAGGATCTTTACCTTTTTTAGCAAAGGCTAGCGGTAAAGTAGAAGTAACAGCAGGTGTGTCAAGTAACTGGGGAAGTAGCAATACGTCAACTGACTCTGAAACTAGTGGTACTAATAGAGGTTATTCAACTAGCGGTAGCTCACAAAACGGAAAAACTTTTGGAAGTGCACAGAATGACACCAGAAGTCAGTCTTTAAGTGGCACCTATGTTTTATCAAATAGTTCATCAAGCACAATAACAGAATCATCTGCACTATCTTCAGGAAGAGTCTGGAACATGTCTGAGAGTTTGAGTAGCGGAAAAACAGTTTCTGAAGGAAATAGCGAAAGTATTTCTCAGACTATTGTTACTTCTAATAGTAGCACAACAACATTCAGCTATAGTGGTTATATTCCAAGAGGAAGATTTGGTGTGTTTTTTAGGCAAACAAGCAGATATGTTAAGTTAAGCGAAATAATTAACTACGACTTGAGCGGATATCCAAATCACGCTGGGATTATAATGATGAATACTTGGGCATGGGCACCAGAGCTTTCTATTAGTGAAAGCTGTAGTGGTGCGTTGGATACAAGTCTCCCTACAGCATCATGCTTTATACAACCTTGTGAAAACTAACTAAAGGAAAACAATATGAATGGTAGAAATCTAGACTACGGAAAAACAAAATCAGACTCAAAAGAAGGTCAAATGGCAAAAACAACGCTTTTGTCAATGGCAAGAGACATGTATAATCTTTATACGTTATTAAACGATCAAGATGATCTACCACAATGGTGTCATTATAAACTAGCAAAAAGTAGCGCAGATCTTTCAACAGTAACTGATTACTTGACTTCAAAAGTAACAAAAATATGCTTGGATCAAAACATCAGAGCAGAAGACTTAAAGAATATCATAAGAAAATCAATGAGCTAGATAATGTTGCACGAATCAAGAAGTCATAAATATAAAAAAAACTCAAACAAAGATTTTAATTTAGTACTAGAAAAAGTATTATTAACTCTTTTAAAAGAAGAAAATTTTGCAGGAAGTCATCCTGAAGAGTCTTATGTTTACGGTTGGCCAGAATTTGACGAAAAAGAATTTGATAAAGACGGCATGACAACTTGGCATGAAGATAGAGAATGGACAAAACAATATTATAAATCAATGGGAATGTTAAAATGAAAAGCAATTTTTTACTAGAAAACTGGAGAGCTTTTATAAATGAAGAAGTTGATGAATATTATACACAAAGTCAATACGATATAGGCCTTGTACCAATATCAGCTAAGCCTTTTCATGAAGGTCATATGTCTTTAATAAGAAAAGCAAGCGACGAGTGCAAGAAAGTTATTGTTTATGTTTCTACTTCTGATCGTAAACGTAAGGGAGAAATAACTATATTTGGCGAAGATATGCTGATTATATGGGAAAACATTCTCTCTAAGTACCTTCCAAGTAACGTTTCTTGTGTATACGGTGGTTCACCTGTAGGTAATGTATATAAAAAACTCGAAGAGGCTGCTGTAGTTAGTGATGAAACAACTTACGCAATATACACAGGTGAGGAAGACGCAGGAAGATATTCTTCTAAATACTACGCAGAAATTATTGATCGTGTCTCATTAAGAACTTTAGCAAGAGGCGAAGACACTATGCCAATAAGCGGAACTCTTATGCGATCTTATTTGTCTAATGGTTCAGAATATAAGTTTATGTTTCTAGACGGTTTACCAAGAGAGATAACAGATGCAGATAAAGAAGAAATATTCAATATTCTATTTAGTAAACTAAATTAAAAACACTTTTTAAAGATCTTCTGTTTGACTCCTGTTTCATAAACTTTTGTTTAAAGGTTGGAAATATTCCTTTTTTATCTCTGTATGCTGCGCCTAAAATCTGATTCAACGGAGCAAACCCGCCAGTAACTTTTAATAGATCACCTTGATAATCATAAACTCCACCTTCAACTGATGTTGATACTGTGTTTTCTATACCTACCTCAATAACTTTGTCATAATGAGGTTTTAATCTATTTACTACACTATCCCAATCACTCTCTGGTGTATTGTCCATATAAAAGCTTAAGTCATCAATTGCAGTCTCGAGCTTATCACGCAGACTATTAATATTTGCTAAGTCAGTTTCTGAGTTCATATAGGAAGATGGAACACTGTCTAGCAAGTCTATACCTAAATCAACAAATATTTCTTTAAACGGAGACAAAATTCTCCTTACTTTGGCAGCAGCTTTATTGGCGCTAGTCAAATTAATAGACCGAAGTTTTTTTACATCTTCCGGTTGCATCAAACTTGTAAAGTCTTTACTTTTAATATTATTACCTGACTTATCTTCTCCATATAACGCAAAGTCATATAGCATTTTTATAGCTTCATCACTAATATTAATACCTTCTGAATCTAGCTGTTTCTTAATTTGCTTTTCTACACCGTCACCAAGAAATTCATCTTCAGTAATATCTAATTGACTTGCTACTTCTTTAATTCTATTTGCATAATGTGATACCTGTACATTTGTAAGCTTGTTAAGATCTACTGTCCTGTTTGAAGCCAGCGTATATCCTAAAGACTCCACACCTTGTTTTATTAAATTAATAAGTTTGTCAAGTCTTTGACTGTTATTTGAAGAATAAACTGCTTCTCTTCCGTCGACAAAATCTATTATACTGTGTAATACTATAAAGTTTTCCCCGTATTCTAGTTGATTTGGGTGGTCTTTATGCATAATTTCAAAGTTTATAAACGATCTAGCTTCACCGTCTGGGTGAAATATATCTAATATCTCTTGCTGGCCAAATTCTCCTGCTGAAGATAACCATTGGTCTACACCTTTTTTAATGGCGTTACCACCTGTAACAAATGGAACTTCTGCTGGATGATTTGTAAACTTCTCTACTAAGTCGTTATGTGTCATATCTTCTTTGTTGCGAGCGAACATAAGTGTGCCGTCTTGCTCAACTGTAAAGAATAAGTTTTGGCCATCGACTTTTTCTATAATCTTTTGTGAAGTGCTATATTCTTTTATTCTGTCTATAATTTGTCTTGGCGTCATATCTAATGCTTCATAAGGATGCATCATATGACCTGCTAAGCCACCCTCACTAATTAGTTTTTTTTTAAACAAATGCGAATATATTTCTTTTAACACTTTTCCTTGAGGAGCATAAGAAGAATTTTCAGCAGGTAGAGATGTATTTTGCAAACTAGCCAGGTGAGCCTCAGCACAGTGCAAAATATCTACAAAATCACCTGAAAATGGTACAAGTTCTACTTTGTCTTTCATTATTTCATTTTCCAAGTATGCTTTTTCAGAGTCTAATGCTGCGCTAATGTCTGCTAATGTTGTTATACGTTTAATATGTGCTTTTTGTCCTTCAGGTTTTTCTAAAACTGCATCGTAAAATTTTCTTACTACTTTAAAATCATCATTATTAAATCTACGCTTGGTATTTGGCGTCTTCATAACTCTTCTTATAGCAGCAAAATCTTCAGCTGGCATTTCACCTCGAATAAATCTATATTCTTCTTCAAACTTTTTGTCTAACTCTTCTTGAGAAATAACATTGTCTGGCATGCCAATTGCTGATCTTGGATCAGCTGTAAATGCTTCTTTGTAAACAAAATTAATTCTACCATTTTTTACAGACTGTATTCCTATTTGCTCGGCACTTTTACACTTAACAAATTTATATCCAGTCCATATAAGCAAAAAGTTATTATCATGTTCAGTAAAGATTTCATTCTGCAAATTTTTAATACAATTTATAACTTTATTAACTTTTTCAATATCACTTAATTTTTGTATTTTATTTATAAAAGTCAACTTTGTTGCATCTATTGTTGATGACCCACTACCAATACTTAGTAAACGAAATAAACTATTATCTCCGTCGTACAATATTGCTTTGATTACACCTGTTTCAGCGGATTCACCAGTTTTTGCAGCACCTCTTGCTCTTCTTACTTGATCTTCTACACTCTTAATTGATACATGTTTTTTTCCCCAGACTGCATCAGGCTCTACACCTGTATTCCAGTTTTCTGTATTAAACGCTAAATGAAAACTTAATTCGCCTTTACCTATTTTATCTTTTGTGTATTTTGCTAGATCTTTAAAATGTGTATTTAAATGAGTTAGTATATCATCGTCAGTAAATTCTGTAAAGTCTACTCTGTAGATGTTATTTGCGTCCTTTTCATTTTCAAGATAGTGTGCAACTATCTTTGCATCGCTAACGTTGGCATAATTTGGTTTTATTTCTAGAAGAGTTTTAAGTAATTGAGGCATATCAGTTTTTTTATAAGCAGCCTTGATGCCCTCACCTTCTTGATCAAACTCTACGTCCCAGAGCTCGTCTTCAAAAGAGTTGCTTTTTCTTAATATACTTACGACTTCTTCGTTAAGTAATTCTTTATATTCATTTTTAAGACTATATTTCATCGTTTACCACCCCAGTATTCTTTGGCGAGACCTTCGTTTATTAATTGTTTATTATAACTATTTTCAAACTCAGGTTTATCTTTTTCTAATTCCCAAATTGTTCCAAGCCACCTGCCAAACTTTCCACGCTTAGCTGTATGTAATAACACCTTCTTACCAAGAATTCTCTCGCGCAACCAATCACGCGTTGCTAAACCTTTTTCTTTCTCGTCTAAGTCTTTAGTACGAACTTCAGGAGTATCAATACCCACAAGTCTCACTTTTATTTTCACAGATGTTTTAAAACCGAGGTCAACTACGGCAGTCACTGTGTCTCCATCATAGACTTTTACAATCTCAGCAATGTAATAATACGGTTTCATGTTTTACCTTTTTTGTAATTAATTAAATATATATTAAATATACGAATAAAGTCAATCAAGGTGTCAAATATGAATAAATTTCTACTAGAACAATACATAAAACAAAACATATTTTTGTTAAAAGAAGTTTCTTTAAAGAAGAGAATAGAAAGCTTAAATCAAGAGTCAACTTTTGGAGAGCTAAAAAGCATATTAAATTCTATAATTAAATCAGCAAAAACCAAGAAAGGTCTCGAAGTAGGTAAATCAGTACTTGGGTTTGTGCCGGTTGTAGGCGACATCACAGGTGCAGCAGAATTTCTATTAACTTTAAAAAATGTAGCTGACAAGGATCGACCCAATAATTTTCTGGCTAGATTTGATCTAGATGACGAAGTCGCCAAAATTGTTGACAATGCTTTAGAAGATGACTTTATCAAAGAATTGGCCAAAAAAATCGAAAATATTTCTGATTCAAAAAAGCTTGATGATTTTAGTATGACAGATCAGCTAAACGGATACTTGGCAAAAAATTTTAGTAATAGAACTATAACAGGTTTTTCAGAGTAGAAAATAAAATTATATCACCACCAAGTATATTTCTTTTTTCCACCTGTTAAATGCGGGTATCTACCAGTTCTACATGCCCAATAACTAGCAGTTGTTTTATCTTTAGTTAAGTGACAACGATGACGAGCTGCAAATGATTTGCGTCGTTTTGGATCGCTTATACCAACTGACATTCCTTTTGCGCCCCATTGGACCTTTTTAATGTTTCCTGTCTTGGGGTTTTTTACATATACATAAAACTTCTTAGAACCACCTCTTCTAGGTTTATTAAGTTCTACTTTTTTTCCTTTGTAAAGATTACCACTCTTTTTCTTTTTTGTTGACTTCTTTTTTTTGCGTTTTTTCTTCTCTTCTAAAATTTCTAAAGGAATACTTGGTTTAAGCGATTCGTCTCCTTCTAAAATAGGATAGTCTAGTGGTACGATCTCACCATTATAAAAATCCCACTCACCAATAGAAGTTTCGTTTATGTAATAACTCTCAGCGGGATTTAAATCATAAAGACCTAGTTCACTTAAATCCCTTACTTCTCTAAATAAACTGAAGTATTTGGATGATCCTGGGCGATAAATGTTATTCTCTATTCCAATATGCTCTATTAAGTGAAACTGCAAGCCTTCAGAAAGTATTTTCTTATGTTCTGTTAATAGCTTATTCATTTTTTCTTTTTAGCCTTCGACTTTTTAACAACTGCCCAAGGCTTTGAAGGTGTTGCAGAATTAACTCTTGCATGTGCCCATTGATGTTGTGACATACCTTTGCGACTGCCACTAGTTGCCCAAGCTGCTAATCCTTTTCTATACTCTGCATAAACTGATCCTCTTGTCAATCCTCTTTTGTCTGCCTTTTTATTTAGTGTCTCTTTTGTTGCTGCAGATAATCCACCTGATGAGGATTTTTTCTTTCCTTTTTTAGCAGACCTTTTCTTAGCTGCACTTTTCTTTTTGCCTTTTTTTCTGCCTCTTTTTGCCTCGTCTAATAACGATTCTCTAATAAATTCTTCTAATAATATTAAGTCGTTCATTTATATATCCTATTTCTTACTATCATGTCTTGGAACGTTTTTGTAGCTCTTTTTCTTTCTTTCAGACTTTTCCATGTTGTCTCTCATTTTATATGCTTTTTGTCTGTCAGAAGCTTTACTGCTTTTTGCTAAATCAGTTGCTCTGTCTAATTTTTTCTTTCTTTTACCCTTCGCTTTGTATTGCTTAGGATATTTTTTAGACTTTTTCTTTTTACGTTTAACTTCATCTAGTAAAGTTTGTCGTATAAACTCTTCTAACAATAATATGTCATTCATTTAAGCTACACTTTCACTTTTTAGTATTTGGCACATGTTATTAACTAAAATTGCAAAGTTTAAAAATCTATTTGCAGCATTTCTAATTTGACGAACATTATTAGGATTGTCATAATTAGCAAAATACTCTTCAATATTGTTAAGGACTAAGCGAAACTCAGAAGCTACACCCACATTTTTGTTTTCTAATAGATCTTTATCTAAATACTTTTTTATAAATTCTAGCAAATACTCAGCTTTTGAAGTAACCTTTTTAATTTTTTCTATATTTGACAAGATTAACTTGATTTGTTCTTCTATAGACTTAGATACAAATTCTTTTTTAAACCCAATATCACAAACATACTTGTTCTGCTTTTCAGTTGAGGCTGATATGTCAAGATTAAATACATCGTTCTGTATGTGAAAAAGTTTACAATCTAAAAAATGCATGTTGCTTGTTAACTCTTTTTGTGCTTCTACAAATACAAGAAAAGAATCATCTAAGTCTATATCGTCAAAAAACTCAGAGCTAAATATGTGACTGAGCTTATTATTGTTTTCAATAACATCAACAACATCTTCTATTTTTATACTTTGCCCTTTTTCAAAAATATTATTGTAAGTACCGATTAGTGTTATATTTTCTGATTTAGATGAATTTAAATAGACAGCTTGAGTAGGCTCATTATCATGTAGAGTGGAAGAACCTTTGTCGTTTATAAAGTCTACATCAATAGAGTTTAATAACATCGTAAAAACAGGACCTTGTTGTACTGTAGAGTCTTGCGTTGCTTTAAAATCATTGAATGTTTGATTATCATATTCAAATGTATCACTAGTCATGTCTGAAAGTATCCAGCATGCAAAATATAAAGTATGAAATTCAGAAAGAGCTTTTTTCTCTCTTACCTTGAAAAATCTATTTCTTACTGATAGTGCTAATTCTTCTGTTAATCGGGATATGTAATCAACAATTTTTCTAACAACTTCAGCTGGAAAGAGGTTATTATTAAGTCTTGTAAATAAACATAAGTCTTTTACTAACTCATTTAATATTTTTCCAAAAGTTCCAGAATTGTCAAACGAAATAGAACTGTTATAAGAAAACATATTTTTGTTTCGTTTGATTATTCTATCGATTTTTTTATTTATTTCACTTTTTTTATAATCTAATTCTGGCTTTGTAATGTCGTTATCTATACTCGATGCATTATCTTTTTCTAGTTTCTTAGCAGACAAAAACATAATATGTGTATGCACTATTGTTCTTAAGTCTTTTTCAAAATTACCTGAGTAGTTATTACTTCCATTACTTTCTATTTCTATAGACTTCACACGATCAGACTTTTTAAACATATGAAAATAAGGTCTATCAATCGCAAAATTTGTCCCGTCTATACTCCCTTGTTCAATAATATCTTTTAAATTTGATATATTAAGTGGGTAAGCGTAATTTCCATGTGGTGTGTTATATAATACTTTAGGGCTTATTTCAAGTCTAGGAATTTTTTCGTCATATTTATCGACAAAAGATATAAAACAGTTATCTCCGACATTTTCTAAAACTTTTAAGAGGACTTCTTTGCTGTCTATGTTTGTCATGTTTACGTTATAAGATGCTGCTTGCTGGTGTTGAGTCTGGCCAGAAATATCAGAGGCAGGATTAATGATTGATGACGTTGCTTCTTTTAAGAATTCTTTTATGTACTTTTCTAATAAAATCATTATTTGATCTCACTCAAATGTTTAGTCATGACTTGCTTTGTCTTTCCTTTGCCACTTTTAAGTTTTATTATAGACATAGGTCCAGGTCCATCTGCCTGAATGACTTTTACAGTTTTACCTTTATATAAAGCTTTCTTTGCTTTTTTAAGCCACTTTGGCGGTTTATTGCCTTCAATTATTATTATTTCATAGATTAGTTGTCTAAGTAAACTATTCATTTGTATTTTCTCACGTTGATTATTAGATTTGTACCGTTTTTATTAATTATTCGATGCCATGTTTCTTTAGGTATTTTAAAAATAGATTCTTTCTGCATTAACTGGGGCAGCTCATTTTCTATTTGTAGATACCAACCATCACCCTTGATAATAAATATATCGCGATCTTCTTTGTCCATATGCCAATTTAATTCTTCATCTAGCAGTGTAGACATAAAGTCACGTTGAATAAGTGTATATGTTTCTGTTTCTTCGATTATCTTTTCTTTAAACGGTAGCATGGTCTTTCCTTATAAGTGGTAGACTTCTTTGAGTGAATTGCCAAATATCTTTCTATGACTCAAGTCCAATTGTGGGTCTAAGTCAGCGTTTGTCTGATCAACTGTATCTGTTTGCATTTTTGATTTCTTGTTGTTAAGATTCATTTCAAGAGTAGCAACTGCACCAGCAACGCCTCTTTTAGGCGACTTTTTAGCTCTACTAATAAAGTATTCAAACCAGCCAATGTCGTCCATGTTGACAACTTCTGATATTTTAATCTGCTCTTCATCTCTGACTAGGTAAGGTAGCGTATTATAGATGTAAGCGAATTCACCACTCTTTAACATACCACTACCACCCCATGTATGTGGAGGATTAGGATGACCAACAAGCTCATCATTAAGATTTAAGATGATCATCTTTATTAATCCCGGTTTAGCTACATCGCAGAAAAGATCTACAATTTTTCTGTGTTTATATAAAAGCCTATAGACTCCCGGACTATATTCAAAACCTTTAAAAGATAATCCCGGACCCATACCACCTTTTTCAAGATCAGGACCAAGTAGTTTAATAAAGACATCTGGATCAATGTGCTTGTAGTTAGCAATATTATTTTTGCTGTCATAATCTGACTTGCCAAACTTGCGTGTGAAGTCAAACTGTTCCTCTTTAGTTAAAGCAATATCATGACTCATTATGATAGCTAAAAGAAATGATGTTTCTGTTTTTCCTAATACTCTAAAATTCATGGCAATAACATTTTTCATGACAGCACTAAATAGTTTTTTAAACCAGTCTTTTGATTGTTTATTAAGATAAGAGATATAAGGTATTTCGATTTTAAAGTCTTCAATTTTATTCTTGAGTTGTCTATTTGTTACTTGTCCAAGATTTAGTTTTTCAATAAACATCTCAATATCATTACCTGCTTGTTGTATATCTTGAGATTCGAGTTTTTCAATTTGCAATACTGCAGGATGAGAGCTTCCTAGCTTTCGTTCAATGTACGCTGTTGTATTAATAAAAATATTTTTATTTTGAGAATCTTTTATTTCATCCAAATTTTTTAAAAAAGAGTTTGCTATAAATTCATCTATTTTATTAGAAAAATAATCAACGTCAGACAGATCCATATACAAATACCTTACGAAATCAGACTCATAATTAAAATTAGGTTTTGTCTCAGTAAGTTTATCTATTACATTTTCTAATAATTCATTCGCTGCTTTGAAGTTTTGCGGGCTTACCTCTTTCCAGTAACGTGTCATAGTACGAGGAAGCTCATCTATTATTTTACTCACTATTATACTTTTGTTAGCTGAGTCTGCATTTGAATAAAAATCTAATATTTTTTTTGCACCTCTCTCCATCATTACAATATACGCGCCGAACCTATAACGTTTTTCAGCTATAAGACTTTTAATTTTAGGGCTTGCAGAATTTGTCTCTAAATATATGTTAATTCTATGATTAAATGATTTAAATAGATGTGACTGTGATCCTGATTTAAAAGCTTTGTCACTTAAACACCTATTGATTGCGTTTGTCATGAAAAAGTCTGTAGGTGTTAAACTGTTATGATTATAGACATCGAGAATCATACTGAAAAAGAATATCCCTAAGTCTTTGTCTTTTTGCTCATAATATTTTATTACTTCATCAATTAAATCATTGTATTTTGTGCCTAACTTTGCTACACTGCTATCGTTATTAATAAATCTTGAATTTCTAAAAGATTCTATAAAAAACTCAAACATTTTATTGTCGCTTGATGATTTGGCGTTTTCGTAATAATCAAGAAAAGTATTAACTGCATCTCCTGGGTCTTTTATTCTTTGGTCAAAGCTTTTAAAAAAGTTTGTAATCTCTAGATAATCCACGTCAAAAGGTGGACGATCTTCTGATTTCATTTGTTCTTTTTCTTCAAGACTAGTGTTTTCTTCTGCGACAGTGTTCATTGTCTGGAAATCTAATTTGTTTTTTGCACGTCCACCTAAAAAATCATCTAAGCTGTCATACCAGTCAACAATTTCAGGCCTGTCTTCGTTTAGTCTTCCTAGACCTATTAATTTAGAATCGTACTTTGGGTAAAAAGAGGCACAAACAGGCCCATCTGTTTGTCCAAATACAATTACACCGTCATACAAAGAAGTTATAATTTCTTTGGAAAACTCTCGAAGCAAAGATAAACTAATACCAGCAGTTCTACTACTTTTATTAATAGAACTGCCCATCACAAGTTCTGGAATCCCAGAAAGCATTAGACTAAATTTCTCAATACTTTCTTCACTTCTATCTTGTTTTTTATAGAGCTTAATAATTTGGTCTTTAATTCTCCAATCTTCACCATGAACTTGTTTAGCTAAATCTTCAAATGTTATTAGAAAATTGCTTATGTCTATTTCAAACACTAAACAAATATTACCGTAAGTGCTAGCAATTCTTGGATTAAACTTATAACATGTATAAAGTCCTTTTCCGTGATAATCACCTCCACCTGGGGTGAAACCGCTAGTATCTGTATATGGATCTCTTATCATATCCATAATGACTTCTTCTTCTATGTCATAAGCATCTCTTACAGAAACTCTGCTACTATCTTTTAGATTTTTTAATATTCTTACAGCTCTAGAGTCATCTTCACTTCGTTCTTGCTTTGGATGCTCAACTTTTGAATTATTAAGTTTATCTTGTATATCTGGATTATATTGTCCCCACTTTTGATGAGAAGTTAAGTGATAGCATATTAATTTTCCATCTACAAAGTTAATTTTATTTGTATTCAGGTTAGATATTTTTGATTCTGATAGCAACCATCTTATGCTGTTTTTCATTTATTTACAATCCTATGTTATAATATTGTCGTGTATATGTGTAATAAATATTAATATTATTATATAAAATACAATAAAAAGGTGTAATACTATGAATAGATTTGGATATGCATGCATCAATATGGAACTACGAGAAAAAGGTATATTCAATTCTAGAACCATGCGAAAAAAGACTTTTCTTGAAAAAGGCTTACCGTATGCTTCATCACTTGTTTTGCAAAATGTCAAAGATATGCTACCAATTTTTAATTGGAACTACAAAAACAAAGTAGAAGTCTTTCGTCTCTCATCAGAAATTACACCTTGGGCTAGTGAATACGAGTTGCATGACTTGCCAGATTATGAAGAAATTTGTCACTATCTTAAAATAGCAGGTGACTACACTAAAGTTATTGGTCAAAGGCTTTCTTTTCACCCGGGCCAGTTTAATTGTCTTGCTTCTGAAAAAGACTATGTTGTAGACAACTGTATTAAGGATCTGGAAATACATGGTAAATTGTTTGATCTTATGGGGCTAGACCAAAATCACTGGTCAAAAATTAATATACACTTAGGCTCTACATGTGGTGGCAATTTACAATTGGCAGCAGACAACTTTAATAAAAACTTTCAACGTCTATCACCTTCAGTTCAATCTCGTCTTACTGTAGAAAATGATGATAAGGCAGCAATGTTTAGTTCAAAGTTCTTATACGAAAACATTTACAAAAATTCAGGTGTTCCTATTGTTTTTGATGCACACCATTTTACTCTAGGACCTCAAGATGCACCTTACGATGAGTCTTTTGATATGGCGTTTGACTCATGGCCTTCAACAATCAGACCTACATGTCATCACTCAAATGGAAAGAAAGAGTTCGAGGATCCAAAAGCTAGACCAGCAGCACACTCAGACTATTATTATAAACCATTTGATAGCTGTGGTAAGTCTGTTGATATTATGTTAGAAGCTAAAGCAAAAGAAAAAGCTCTTAAAAAATACTTAAAAGATTTTTTAAGTTGATAAATATTCATCTTTAGTTCTAGAATATAAAATATGGTCATAACAATTAAATAGAGGCAAACTAAGATGCATATAATAGATAAAGAAGTTTTGAGCTTTGATGATGTAATATTAATACCACAATACTCAGATCTTAAAACTAGACGTAACATTAATACAAATGTAGATATCAAGTTTAACAACAAAACATTAAGTTTTAAAAACCCAATTATCAGTTCGCCAATGTCAACAGTTACAGAAGCACATATGTCAAACGCAATGATTAGTCAAGGTGGTTTAGGTATAATACATAGATATAACACGATTGAACATCAAAGTCGTCTGCTAGGTTGTGTTAATCATAGAGACTATAGAGCAGCAGCAATCGGAGCTTCAGGTGACTACAAAGAAAGACTACATGAGCTAGCTAGGAATGATTTGAATATAGTCTGTATTGATGTAGCACATGGCGATCACTTGCTTGTAGAAGAAGCAATCGAATATATACGTTCAAATTATTCAGGACTATTTATTATAGCAGGAAACATTGCGACAGGCGAAGCTTATAAAAGACTTTCATACGCAGGAGCACATGCTATAAGAACTTCAGTTGGAAGTGGTAGTATTTGTACTACTAGGATCCAGACAGGGCATGGTATGCCAACACTACAGGCTGTAATTGACTGTGATAATGCAAAAGATGAAATGTTAAAAAACGGCGATAAAAACACAGCATACATTATTGCTGATGGTGGTATTAAAAATAGCGGTGACATTGTTAAATCATTAGCAGCAGGTGCAGATTTTGTAATGTTAGGTTCTATCTTGAGTGGTACAAAAGAAACTCCAGGAAAAGTAATAACAACAAAAAATAATAAGAAAATTAAAAAGTATAACGGGATGGCTTCTAAAGACGCACAAAAAGATTGGAAAGGAACATATAACTCTGTTGAAGGCGTATCAACCACAGTACCTTACAAAGGTACAGTTGTAAAGGTAATTGACGAAGTTTTATTAAACCTTAGAAGCGGAATGTCTTATAGCGGTGCCAGTGATTTAAGTGAGCTAAGAGAATACGCAACTTTTGCTAGACAAACAAATAATTCAAATGTAGAGGGAAACCCGCACATTTTCAGTAGGAACAAATAATGCCAGTTAAATTAGTACTAGGCCTTCAACATGGTGACGAAGGTAAGGGAAGAATAGTAGATGACTTAGTTCAAGCATGGGCAGATGTCGTTATTAGATTTCAAGGCGGAGGAAACGCAGGACATACTGTCTATGATGAAGAAGGTAACAAGTTTGTAACACACATATTGCCCGTAGGTGTATTAACAACAAACGTAATAAATATTATTGCAAAAGGCTGTGTAGTTGATATACAAGATTTATGTGAAGAAATCAAAAGCTTGAACACAAAAAGCATTACAAGACACAACTTGCAAATATCAGGCCTGTGTCCTATTATTGAGCCTACACACAAGATAGTTGATAGACTTAAATACCAAAAAAAGCTAGGGACTACTGCAAAGGGTATTGGTCCAGCATACTCCGACTTCTATGCTAGAGACTCTATCTTGATAAGAGACATTGTAGATTCGCCTGAAAGGGCGTTAGTTAAAGCGCAAGATCGATTTTATAGACTGCAAGAAGATAGAGCATCGCAAGGTGAAACTTTAGAAGATTTAAATGAAGACTTTAATCTGTTTAACGTGTGGCAAGACAACTTTGTTAACATGTCCAATATTATTAGTAAGTTTGTAATGTTAAGCGAAGATACAATAAAAGATCATTACGATAACAATTTAAATATACTTCTTGAAGGTGCGCAAGGAAGTGGATTAAGCATATACTCAAGCAACTATCCTGATGTAACATCATCAGCACCGACTATAGGCAGCGCATTAAATGCCACAGGCTTAAATCATACACAGATAAATGAAGTTATTGGAGTAATAAAGTCTTATAAAACAAAAGTAGGTAGCGGAGTTTTTCCTAGTTTGATAGATGATGGACAAGAAAAAATACTTGCTGACGTTGGTAAAGAATTTGGTGCAACCACAGGTAGACCAAGAAAATGTGGCTGGTTAGACTTGGACGAAGTAAAGACAGCTATAAGAGAAAACGGTGTTACACACTTATGCGTAGTCAAAACAGACGTTATGACGCATATAAAAGAACCTAGATTTTATGTTAATGGTAAAACATATAAAATACCAAAGATTAACACAGTAAGTTTAAATGATTTAGGTTTTAATGAACTGATGAATACAATAGAATTTCACACTAAAGTAAAAAAAATATCATACACTACTGGGCCTAAAAGAGGAGAAATAGTTTGGTCGAATTAAAAAAAGGAGACTTAGTTAGTCTACATCCTAGATATACAGAAATATCAAAAATTAAATCTAAATTCTGTTTATTCTTAGAATATGGTCAAAACACTTCTTGCCAGCAATTAAAGAGTTTATCTAAAGTATTAATAGAAAATAGAATAATACAATTACCTACAAGCCAAATAAAAAAAGCAAAGAGTAAAAATGATACCAAGATATAAAGTCCAGGAAATTCATGACATCTGGAAAACTGATAACAAGCTTGAAACATGGCTTAAAGTAGAACTAGCACATTTAGATTCATTAATGGCCAGTATAACTGACAAGACTTTGACAGATGCAGAATACAATGATATTGTAGAAAATGTATTTATTGATAAAGATAGATGGCTTGAAATAGAAAGAGAAACTCACCACGACGTCCAGGCTTTTGTCCAGATGTTAGAAGAGACTATTCCAAATAATAGTGGCAGATGGATTCATTATGGTTTAACATCATCAGATATTCTTGACACTTCTCTTTCACTTATGTGCCAAGAAAGTATCAATGTTATAATCACATACTGTGGTCAAGCATTATATACACTAAATAAGATTTTAAAGTCAGACCGCGCAAAATCTCGCATATTATCTAGAACACATGGAAGAGCAGCAGAAGTACAGACTTATTATGATATTGTATATAGATGGCTTTCTTATCTCAGAAAAGGATACGATGCTCTTTTAGAAGCAAAAACAAAAGTTTCAGTTGGTAAGATGAGCGGCGCGAGTGGAAATTATAACTTTAGCTCGCTACAAAACGAAGCCAATGCGCTAAGACAACTAGGTCTTAAACCAGTTGTTTCTTCGCAGATCGTATCAAGGCAGTATTATCTAGACTACTTTTATGGAATACTGCAGATTATTTTAGCAGTAGAAAAAATTGCGTATGATATAAGAATATATAGCATTGATGGTGTCAACGAAATGTCTGAGCCATTCGAGTTAAGGCAAAAAGGTTCAAGCGCGATGCCGCATAAAAAGAACCCAATACTTACAGAGAATATATGCGGATTAACTCGTCTTTTTAAGTCATATTTTCAAACTGCTGTAGAAAACTGTACAACAGTTTTAGAGCGAGACATCTCACACTCAGCATCAGAAAGAATTATTTTTAAAGACTCAGCACACATTGCATGCTTTACTTTAAAGAGGTTAGAAAAAGTATTCAAAGGTTTAAACCTTCATACAGAGTTAGCAGAAAAACATTGTCTTTCAATGGAACAAGCTATTTCTTCACAGAAAAAAATGCATGAAAATATCAAAGAAGGTGTTAGCAGGAAAGAATCACATGACAATCAGCAGATAAAAGCTGTGGAAACGTTATACTTAGAATCATATTAAAAAAAGGAATGTTATGAGCGAAAGAAAACTAATAAGAGAGTTTATAAGTAGAGCTAATCTCGATGCATGTTTAATGTGTGGATCTCCTAATTGTAATTGCATGGCTAACGTACTTTCTTCTTACGACCAGCCTCAAGACCATAATGATCAACATGGACATCATGATATTGATCCTGACAACGATGGACATATAACTCCAGATGACTTGTACTCTCATTTTGATTCTAATAACGATGGTAAAGTAACAACACAAGAATATGCAGACCATGTAGACTTTCATTGCGCTCACCCAGAATCGATGGATCATTATCGTCAAGCAAGACAGCAATCGATTCAAAGTGTTCCGTGTACTAACTCTTATGACTCTTGTAGTAGACATTTAATGGGCGACGAAGACAGTATTAGTATGTATTTAGAGCCTTTAATGGACAAGACAGGTTCTACTTGCAAAGCTTCATCATCTAAAGCGCTTATAGATGTATTACAGTCATTGTTAAAGTGTGGTGTAATAGGTTAATAAATCGTGTAAATTTTTCAATGTAAATATATAATATACAAAAGGAAAAATAAAATGATTAAAAAAGGCGACAAAGTTTATTATTTTCAAACTATGAACAGAGTAGGAATAGTTGCAGACATAATAACAGAAAGAAACAATCAACTAACAGTAGGCGGAACTTCTGAAGCCAGAGTATATGTAGTTGTTCAATATCCTGAAGGTGATAAGGTCTCTTATAGGCGAGGAGATATACAGAAACATTTTGATTAAGTTAATTTTATTGTCAAGTTTACAATTTAATTTTTGTAGTAATCTTTACGAAAAACTAACAGGAGTAAAAGGACCAGAAGAGAATTCTATTAACTGTACATTATTAATAGAAGATGCTAAGCGACTTAAAGTTGAAATATCGACTGTGTTAGCAATGGCTTGGGAAGAGTCAAGATTTACATCGCAGGAAAAGCCTACTAGATATAACTGCATTGGGCCTCTACAAATTAAATATAAGTACTGGTGCCCAAATAAAAGCGGCAAAGTTTCTGCAATAAAAGAAGACGGTTTGATTAGCAAGTGTGATGTTTTTTATCATGGCGTAAAAGCTGTAAAGTATTATATTAAAAAATTTAAGCCTTTAGATAAAGCAATATGTTATTATAACAACTCTAGAAAATGCAGTGTTAAAAACAACTATCAGTCTGGTTATGTTAAAAGAGTAAAAAAGTACAAGCGTAAGATAAGCGATTTCATGAAAATAGCTAAGTATAAAAACCTTTGATGCTTTCAAGTGTAATATTATATAAAAGAATAATATAATATATCACGGAGGAAAAAAATGTTAGCAAGCACATACAAAAAATATTATTCAATTCTTTCACAACATCTAATTAGCGAATATAATGTAGGTATTATTGAGCAACCTTATGCAGAAGACGCGTGGTATCCTCGTTTAAACTTGATTTATATTAATAAGAATCTCAAGTATCAACAAAGACTTTATTCACTTTTGCACGAAGGCGGGCATGCTATCATTGACAATAGAATAAGGCACGAAAATGTTTTGTGTTTTAATAAAAATGCGCCACATAGAATCAGATCAAAGAAAGGTTATGTACATACACTTAACGAAGAGATTCTTGCATGGAACTATGGTAAGCAACTTATTAAAACTTTAGGCTTTAAAGTTGATGAAAATAAACTCGATGAATATATGACAGACTGCATTATGTCTTACGTAAAAAGTGGTCTAGACTCAGTTTATGGCAGTGAAGTTAATGTAAGCGCAATAAGAAGCAAATATGTGTAATTGTGTAACAATGTTTATATAATATAATATAAAAGGAGGCGCAAATGGCTTTGTCAAAAAAACAACTTCGAGAACTAAAAAGTAAGATGGTTGAAAAAGACCGTAATGCTTTATCAAATCTAAGAAAAAACAAAGCACCCTCAACGCGTGCTGTAAAGCAGAGAATTAAAAATGAAAGCTTTGAACAGAAAAAGTCTGTTGTTAGATGGAATTACAAAGTCAATGATCTTGTAAGGATTACATACGGAAATCAAGACATTGGATTAATAGTCTCAGACTTCGAATATTTCTCTAAACGTGTAGAAAAAAACTGTTTCTTTATTTTGATCGATAATGCTGTCAAGCAGATTGACGGAAGATACTTACGCCAGGCATGACACGTATGTGTAAATAAGTTATATTTTAAAGTATAATATAAAGTAAAATAAACCAACCTTTAATATTAAATAAAAGAGGAAAAATGAAGCTTAACGTTAAAAACGACAATATTACTTTTGGAACAAACATTCTTGATATTACAATCCCATCAAAGCTTCGTGAGCGTCATCCTTGTGGCGTTGATTATATTGACGCAGCTTTTGGTGGCGAAGGTTTTACACCTTCAACTATTTCTCTGTTTACTGGTGAACCAGGTGCAGGTAAGACAACGCTGATGTTAACTTTAGCAGATGCTTTAACTAACAAAGACTACGCATGTCTTTTTAACACAGCTGAAGAATCTTTGTATCAAGTAAAGATGACTTGCGAAAGACTGGAACTTTCTAGTGGTTTCATAGCAGGTCAAGAAACATATGTGCCAAGGCTTTTGAAAAACTGTGATGCGTTAAGAAAGCGATATCCTAATAAGCCATTCTTTTTAGTTGTCGATTCTTTGCAAACTCTTAATGACGGTAAGTATGGCGAAGAATCAACAAACAGCCAGTCTGCTGTAAGAGCATTGCAAATGCTAACAGACTATGCTAAAGAGCATTACATTAACGTTATTTGCATTGGTCAAGTTAATAAGAGTGGCAATATGGCTGGATCTCAAAAGCTAAAGCATATGGTTGATGCAATGTTGCACTTATCTATTGAAAGAAAAGATGAAGATTTTAAGGGTCTAAGAGTTCTTGAGACTGTAAAGAATCGTTTTGGAGGCGCCGGATGGACATTCTTCCTTGACCTTAAAAAAGGTGGATTTAATGAAGTTGCAAGAGTTGGCGTTAAATAGATGACAAAAGCGCTAATAGCTTATTTCTTAGGCTCCTCATTTGTTTTCTTGCAACACAATCTTCAGTTTATAAATGAGTGCTTTAAAGATAAGCAGCATTTACTTATTCTATCAATGAGTATTCCGATATCTTATCTTTATTTTTATGCTTGGACTTACTTTGTTGTACAAAATGGAGGATCAGTATGGTCTGCTAGATTTGTCTTTTTTGGTCTTTCATACTTTACTCATCCAATACTTGCGTATGCATTCTTAGGCGAAACGCCTTTTTCATTAAAAACAATACTCTGCACACTACTAAGTGTATTTATCCTGTTAATCCAATACAAGTTATAAACTCTCATGTGTATATGAGAAAATCAATATATTATAATATAAAGTAATCACAATAAAGAAACATTAATACAAAGGATTTATTTTGAATATCCAAAGCTTTTTAAAGATTGTAAAGAACCTACCTCCACACCATGCAGTTCTTATGCGAGCTAGCACAGGTGTTGGAAAATCTGCACTTGTCAATGAAATCTCAAAAGAAATCGATTTGCCTCTTATCGATGTTCGTGCTTCTATTATGTCTGAAGGTGATGTTCAAGGTTATCCTGATATTGAAGGTATGAAAGAAAAAGGTATTATGACTTTTTGTATGCCTTCTTGGTTTATTAGGGCATGCAATGAGCCAGTTGTTTTGTTCTTAGACGAGTTTAATCGAGGTTTACCCACAGTTCAACAATCTTTCTTTCAAATAGTATTGGATAGGCAGTTAGGTAATGATGAAAACGGCATGCCATACAATATCCATCCTGAGACACGTATTTTCGCAGCTGTTAATCATGGCAATGAATATGATGTTAATGAAATGGATCCTGCTCTTTTAAGACGTTTCTGGACTATTGATCTAGAACCCACGAAAGATGACTGGATTAAGTGGGCAAAGTCAAAGAACGTTGACAATTTGATTATTGAGTTTCTTAAGACTCGTTCATCACACCTTTTTGTCAACCTTGAAAAGATTAATCCTGGCAATGTTTTCCCAACGCCTGCTTCATGGGCAAGATTTGATGAAGTTTTAAAGTTTTGTAATGTTGACCTCTATAGCAATAGAGAAAGCTTTGATATATTCAATACTGCAATTGGCTTTATCGGACAAGAAGCAGCTGTAGAGTTTACTGACTTTGTAAAGAAATATGAGATTGTTGTTACACCAGAACAATTGTTAAAGAGTTTTAATAGCTGTAAAGATAAGTTAGAAGCTATGTCAAACGACAGAATTAACTCTCTTATAGAAAGGCTTGGAGAACATGGCACAACTAATGATTGGACTGTTACACAGGCTAAGAATGCAGCTAAGCTAGGAAAGATGATATCTGAAGAAATGATGATTCACTTTTGGTCTTGCGTTACAAAAGGCAAAAATATTGAAACAATCCAGAAGTTTCATAAAGAAATCGGATCTTACGTTGTTGAAGTTGTAAACAGTAATCGTGACTTGCTAAACAAATAAGGATTTGTAATGAGTAAAAACAAGAACAACAACAATCTTCTTGTGAGAAGAAAAGCTACTAAAAAGCAAATTGAAGAGTTTAGTATACAAAAACACTTAGTAGAGTTTCTATGGTCAGAGCCTTTTTACAGCAGAATACTAAGATCCTTAAATAAAGAAGAGACAACAGAAATCCCAACAGCAGGTGTGACTTGTATTGATGGTAATATTACTCTTTACTGGAATAGAGAATTCTTAGCTGGTTTAAGCAAACAAGAAGTTATGGGTTTATTGAAACATGAATGTCTACACTTGGTTTTTGGTCACACAACAGAAAGAAGAAGAGATCCACATATAATCTGGAACTATGGCACAGACTTAGCTATTAACTCTACAATCCCTAGGCATGAGTTACCCCAAGGAGGATTAGTTCCTGGTGAACGTTTAAAGCTTGAAAAGAGCCAACTAGACCACATGACAGATGAGGAAGCTGAAAAATTTAATAAGCTATCTGATCTTATTGCTAGTTTGCCGTTAAATAAGACATCTGAGTTTTATTTTGAAAAGTTAATGTCAGACCCAGAAATAAAAGAGTTTATAGAAGAAATGCAAGGTAATAGCGAAGTAGCTATTGGCTTTGATGATCATGACGGTTGGGATGAGATGTCTGATCAAGAAAAGGAGTTGTTGCAAGGTAAGATTAAAGAGCTTGTAAAGGAAGCAGCTGCTGAAGCAGAAAATAGAAATTGGGGATCAGTTTCTGCTGAGACTCGCCAAGAGATTTACAAGATGCTTGCTAACAAGATCAAGTGGGAATCTTTGTTAAAGAGATTCTGTGGTTTTACTAGAAAAGACGAGAGAAGATCTTCTATTAGGAAACTAAACAGAAAGTATCCTGGCATTCACCCTGGTTCTAAAAAGATATATCGTCCAATGATTGCAGTTTATATTGACGAAAGTGGTTCTGTTTCTAATAAAGAGCTATCTTCTTTTTACGCAGAGCTAGACAATCTATCAAGCAATACAGACTTCTATTTATATAAGTTTGATCACATGGTAAATGATAAGAATGGTTTCTTGTGGAAAAAGAACAAACGACCAAACATAAAAAGAGAACTAACAGGTGGAACAAGCTTTGATGCTGTTGCTAAGCATGCATTAAAAAACAAAAAGAAGTTTGATGGATATGTTATCTTAACAGATGGCGGTGCACCGCAGCCTAGAGCAACTAGAGGCATGAAAAGATGTTGGGTTTTAGCTGAAAACTGCAAGCTTGCATTCGATCATGATAAAGTTGATATTGTTATAAACATGTAAATAAATTTATAAAAGAGAGAATTATGTTATATAATTTTAATACTGAAACATTTAAGTTGGTTAAAGAAAATAATCAAGTTAAGCTGTACCATAAAGCACAAAATAAGTGGTCTCAAGGTTGGACCTTTATTGGCAAATATAAGACAACACAACTAGCAGAAAATGCTGCAAAACTTTATACAAGGTAAAAGGATATAAACACTATGATGCGTTACAAGATTACAATTGATCGACATGGCTTAGGCGAATATGAGAAGAGTATTGTTGATTATGTTTTTGAGTCAACATCACCAAAAGATGCGATTAGAAGAGTCCAGTCTGTTTATGATAGATGTGAAAGAACAAGAAAGAGAATTCCTTATAACTCAAAGCTATTTTTAGAAGCCGTAGCCATTTCAGCTGATGTTGACTTGGCGAAGATTAAGTAATGTAATATGCTTTATTACATAGGCGTTTTTTTTATTCTTATTTTAAATGCCGGAATACTTTTTGATCAAACCCATCATAATAAAGAGTTAAGTAAATTAAATCCTTACTTAGTTTTAATTGTGTTGGGTTTGTTTTTTTTAATAGAAGTAATGTTTTTTTCTGCCATATACGTGATTACAACTAAAATAATAGGACTGTTATAATGATAGATGCAATTAACACATTCTTACAGCAAATGAACTCTTCAAACTCTTCTAACAACAAAGTTGAAATCATGAGAAGTATTGATAGACATGTAAGAAGAGTTTTATATTATACATATAATAGTTTTATGCAATATAATGTTACAACAAAAGTAATAAACAAAAGAAAAGATTTAGTCAACAAAGATACAAAGTTTGTTTCTATTTTTAATCTGTTGGACTCTTTAAATCAAAGGCTAATAACAGGTCATAAAGCTATAGAAGAAACAAACGGGTTTATTTTAAATAATCCTGAGTATAAAGAATTATTGGGTCTAATATTAGACAGGAACCTTAAGATAAGAGTTTCTGTTAAGTTGATTAATAAAGCCTTGCCGGGTTTGATACCTACTTTTAATGTAGCACTAGCAGCTAAGTATGACGATAAAACAAAGAAGAAA